TTCCGGTAATGACTTGTTCTGCTGTTGTTACTGGGATGGATGCAAAGGTAAGAATAGCTACATCGCTGTTAGCTCCTGCCGCAGTTATGACTGGAGTAGCGTTATAAAATACCACTCCTGTTCCGGCTGATGCTGAGTTAGGCGCAACATTAACCCAAGCTGTGCCGTTATACCCAAGCAACTCATTAACCGCCGCGGTACCAATTGATACATCGGATAGATTCTCTAATGGAATAGCTATGGCAGCAGAGCCATCAAAAGACACACCTGCTATGTTTCTTGCCGTAGCTAATACCGTTGCGGCTCCTGCTGTAAGACCTGCTGCAGTGCCAGTTATGTTTGTACCTGTAAAGGCTACTGGAGTACCCAATGCAGTTGCATTGCCTGATGCGTCCAGATTGACTGACTTCTCTGAAGGGTAAGTAACGAATACATCTTTGGTCCCAGCGGAGAATACTAAAGCTGTTGGCTCTGTTGCTGAACTGTTAGATAGAACTGTAGTACGGGCTAGTGTAGTACCGGAAGACGTATAGGTTCCAATGCCTACTTCCCACTCATTAGTACCTTGTCCTGCGATACAGTAGTAGGTAGTATTTCCATCGCCAACTACAGCAAAGGATTGAAAGCCAGCAGCAGCCCCAGCAAGCGTGAATGTGCCATTACCTGCAGTGGTGGAAGTCTCTTTTACTCTGTCAGCTAAGATGAGTGCCATATGTCCCTATTATGGTTGAGTTTTTATCACTTGCCAACCACTTGTGCTAGATGTATTTATTGTACTCCAAGTGTTGGATTCTGAGGTATTAATTACCTCCCAGAGAGGCCTACCTGTAAGGGAATCTGAAGCCGTGGCAAGTTCATTAATTGAGGCTACAAAATTAGCGGCAGTAAACGTAGATGAAGAAGAGCTAACCAGCTCCTGTATACTTGAATGGAACTCTGCCATGCTCTCAACGGCATCAGAAGCAGTAGCACCTTCAGTAACAAAGCTATTTAGATATGCTAACGCCTCTACAGCGTCAGACCCAGTGGCAGACTCTTGTATTAAGCTTCCAATACTATAGCTTGATTCTACTTGGTCAGCTCCAGTAACGCTTTCCTGTATGCTAACTGCAAATACTTCTATTGCTGATACTTGTTCAGATGCCGTTACCTGCTCTTCTATATCAACTTCAAATGTGGCTTGAGCAGATATAACATCAGAAGCAGAGACAGCCTCTATAACAGCAGAGTTCATCTCAGCTAGAGCAGCCACTACATCAGCGCCAGTTACTGACTCTAAGATAACGCTGTTTAATTCTACTGACGAGGAAACCTGATCTTCTGCGGTAGCAGACTCTTGTATGGCAGAAGCAAACGCTTGAATTGCAGACACTTGGTCAGAAGCTGTAGCAGAATCAGATAGAGCTGAGTTGAAGGTAGCCCCTGCTGCTATCGTATCTGTTGCAAAAGCAAGCTCAATTAACGCCGCATCAACTTGACGAGATCCGTTAATAGAATCTGACGCAGAGGCTGACTCACTAACTTCAGAGTTTAGAAAAGCTCCTGCTAGTGACGCAAATGGTGCAGCCGCAAATGATGAGATTCCAAACACATTACGCTTCGGTCAGAGCAGCTTCTGGGAACCAGCGGTTTTGCTTAACGCCATCAGCATCAGTCCACTCTACGTTGTAGAAGAAATCCCCATCTTCAGTCATACGCAGTGCTTGTACTGGACCTTGAGGGACGGTTGTTTGAACTTTTACGTTCTGACCTTTAGTAAATTTGGTTGCCATTTTTACATCTCCTTATGCAGCGTCAAGGCTGAATGTGTAGGTAACACTCAAAGTATCGCCAGCAACTACAGCGCGATCACCGGGAGACTGAAAGTCAGAAGCTGAGAACAGAATACCTGAAGTACCTGTATCTACTGAAGCCAAGAAAGCACCCGCAACAGTACCACCGGGGGCTGTAATAACAAACGCATTAGGTGCGCCTGAGTTATCAATAACTGAAGGATCAGCAAGAGTTGCTGCACCAAAAGTCACAGCTTTGCGGTTTCCTGTGTAGTCTGTGTACTCAGTCCAGCCAGTGTGCGAAGCTAAGGTATCTGCTGCAGCAATGGTTGTACCTGAGCCGGGACCAGTAATAAGACCCAAATACCAAGCTGCGGTGTAGGCAGATCCAGCAAAGTATTTGTCATTCATGTCTTTAAGACCTTCATTGACAACTAGATTATGATTCTTCTCTTCCCACTTTAGATTGCCATCTTGACCAAAACACTGAATGGTAAATACACCAGCTCCACCCGCAGCAGAAGTTGTTGCGCCACTTTGAAGAACACATGCACCTACTTTATCTGTAGAAACTAATTTATTTGAAATCATTTGAGGCTCCTTTAAGCAATTCTAATAACTGCTGATGATGCTTCGTCTGGTGGTAAAGTTATAACAAATTCTATTACTGTAGTCTTATCTGAACCAAAGTCCAAAACAGCTATAGATTTATTCCCCTTGCTGGAATTATATATTAATGCACCTCTTGCCGTAAATGAGGCTGGATTCCAAGTTGGGTTACTGAAGTCAACATATGCAACCCCATCTGCAGACTTTACTGTTACATTAGCTATCAACTTTCCTCCTGCCACATATCCAGTACCTGTAATTTCATTAGTGGCTGTATATATGGTTGTTGTCTCATCTAATGATGCAAGTGCAGTATACAATGCAATGTACAAAGAGTCAGTCTCTAAGTCATGTACACCATTTAGTATCTGCTCTTTAAAGCTTGTAGTTAGTCCCTGTCTTATGGTCATGTTATTTTAACCCTAACTTGACCTGATCTGTATGCATCCTGCCTTTCTAGACCATCACCCAGACGTTTGAGTTGACCCATAGCTTCTGCATACTTAGCTTCTACATTGCCAATTAGATCCTGCTCACCCTTCATAAACAAGTAAGCCTCTCTTAAAGAGCCATAGAATAATGCTGGATCAAAGTTATCTCCTAGCCAAGTAGTACTTGCTGTAACTATAGACTCTGGATAATAGTAGTAGTGCAGCTCTACATAATATTGAACATCAGGCGTTGGACCCACAATAAAGGACAGCTCAGTAGTTACTATGGCTGGATCTGTATTAGTGGTAGTAGGCCCAAATAGAGCATAGTACTGTGGAATCCCAGTATCTGTCTTAATAGGGAATGCCGCCCTTATAAAGTTAACATCCTTATCCAGCATGTACTCATAGGCTTGGGTTGTATTGTTTATAACCGCCATTGAATAAACTGCTAAGAAATCTAAAGGTGCTGACAGATACTGGTTATTAGCTGAGACTGTGCCAGTTACATTCTTACGCAGCGCTGGAATCTGAACACTGTTATATATCCTAGTCTCTGCCTGACGAACAAACGTAGGGATATACGCTATGAACTCCTGTTCGTAGTTTTCTGTATATGCCTGTATTGCGGCAGTAAGCTGAGTATAGTTAATTTTACTGACTCCTAGCCCATTGGGCCTCTAGACATAGTTCCCTTAGTTGCGGCACCATATCCACGCATTTTAATACCAGAAGTCTTAACATCATTCTTACCTGGATCTCCTGCGCTTACGCGAGGAACCGCTTCGCGTGGACCCAACTCAGTAGCTTTAAGAAGGTTAGGATCTCTCATCTTCTTAGGGATGTAAGGACCACCAGACATTGTATGTGGCACTGCGTACTCAGATGCAGGCTTATTGTTCTTAGCCATTTTTACCATCCTGGTACATAGCACGGGCTAGGTTACGGCCATACTTCTTCATAGCATCTGTAGTGACTCCGCCTTTTTTCAAAGATAGGGTGGTGCCTTTTCCATCTTTGTGCTTTTGCTTGTCATGCTGCTTAAATGCTTTCTTAATCAAATCTACGTCTTGCTTCTTATCTTTTTTGTCCATGTCCTGCTCCTAAGTAGTAGATACCGTTACATTGCTAACTAATCCAGGTGCTGCCAAATAGTTAGGCGTTAGCCCATTATCATTATTCCTAGCGCCACCTACAGGAGCCCAGCCCCACTGAAATATTCTACTACCACCTTCAGGTGTTCCATCTGAATTAATATTTTGGCTTGGTGTTATCACCAGCTGCAATCCACTATATCCAGATTGGTAGTAGCCAACATCTGGCCTTGGTTCCCGTACTGCCTGTGGATCATTCACAGGATACATACCTAATGATAACTGAGGCTGATCCGGTTCCCAGCAATTCTTACATACTTTAATACTAGATATCTTTGTTTTAATTGTAAGCCTACGCAACTCTTTAAGCATATACCTGAACCCACAGCGATCACACTCCGCTATTGAATTCTTCTGTGATGCGTACTTACTAGCCATTTTATCTGTATGTGATCATGCGCGGAACAAACCGCAGTGGCGCTTTCTCTCTATCCTCATCAGCAGCCAATTGCCATGCCTCATCATATTGTGCTTTAAGCATAGGCACTCTATCAATTGCATTAGGTAGCTTAACTGACAGCATATATGCAAGGCCACAAACAATGGCGTTCTGGAATCTAAAGGGAATTCCTTCCACATTAATACCGTTGCCCGCATCTGGCATCCTAACCAGCCGCCAGTACACTAAATAATAATATGGTGACTCTACTGTACCTTGACTAGGTGAAGGCCACACAGTGACTTGTGGGACCTGTGGTACCGCACCCTGCACATTAGTTGTCTGTCCAGATCTACGGTTAATGTATATCTGAATAGGCCGACCCTGAGTTAACTTGTTAGGGATTGTAGAATAGGTAGAGACACTAATTCTATTAATGTTCAAATCTGTCTGGTTACTTACCTGGCCAGGACTGGTACGAATCACAGTCTCAATCAGATCTACAGTATTATCCGGCAGATCATATGTGATAGTACCCTGTATTAATGGGATTGTACCCTGCTCAATAGTCCACAGGTTTATCCCACGATTGGCCCATTCAGTTAGAAGAAAGTTAAGACTTCTCCTAGCCGTTCTAAAGTCATAACCGCTACGCAGCTCAAGGCCGCATCTCTCAAAGGCTTCTTCTATAAGCTCATTGAGTGCTGGGTTAAATGTTGATGTGGCTACTGTATATGGCATCTAACATTTCCATTTTTTAAGACTTTTGTTAACACGGCTATTTGGATCATTTGCCGTCTTAGCAGAAGTTAACTTCTTCTTTAAGCCT